GTGAGGGAGGACTTGGCCCAGCGAGTAAAGATTGCAGCAGCCATTGGCGACACGTCAATGTTTGCACTGATGAACGACCTGATTGAGAAGCATATCCCTGAGTACGACCTCGTTGGTCGTAATGCAGATGGGGATGAAGAACTGTCGGCCACAACCGACAAACCTTTTTAAGGAGAGTGAGATGGGTAAGAAGCGAACTGTCGCACAGCGACAACGCATGGGTGCCGCGCAGAAGAAGCGGTACGGGAAGAAGGATGCAAGTGCCGCACCCGAAATGTGCTGCCCAGTAGAGGCAATCATCTATGCCAAGCGGCTGGTGGATGCTACCAATGGCAACACGATGATGGCCGCCAAGATTGTCGAAACAATCGGCAGTATCTCTTGAGTATCCTGTATGTTTCTGTTACCCTTAGCGGTAATAATTCCTAAGACCCTGGAGAAAATAAGATGTCAGACATCAATGTAGTCGTGCTAACGGGGAGGCTTACGGCTGACCCTGAGTTGGCACAGGTTGGAGAGAACAGCGTGGCGAACTTCGCTATTGCTGTTCACGACTTTAAGGGAGGTGAGGAGTACACGAACTTCTTTGACCTCAGTGCGTGGGGTAAGCTGGCTGAGACAGTCAACACCTACCTCACCAAGGGCCGTTGGGTTACCATCCGTGGTAAGCTGCGGCATGAGACATGGGAGAAGGATGGCCAGAAGCGGAGTCGTATCCGTGTCCTGGTTCAAGACCTCCAGATGTTACCGGTCGGGCCGAAGGAGGCAGCACCGGAGAAGGTGGCAGAGGAAGTCCCCTTCTAGTGTTCCAACGGTGGGGGGCGATGCCCCTGAGCGTCTAACCCCCCGCCGCTTTTTACTATGGAGAGTAACATGCAGTACATGATTGTGGCACATGACTGGATGGAAGATGTGATACGGGAAGTGATAGGGCCATTCGCCTGCGAAGCATCGGCCATCGAATACACCAAGAAGATTAGAGAGAACAAGGACATGCCCGGAGTATCACTGCTGATCTCACCGCTGACCTCACCACACCAGGTGAAAGACGAGGAGTTAGCTGAGAAGTTTTCACCCAAGCTCAAGCCTGGGGTAGCAATGATCGCGCTCACCAGCTATGACGATGAGACTCTCCAGGCAGTTGGCCAGAGTTTCAAGGATGCACTGGATGGCATGGCCCCAGACTTCGACACACTGCAAGAACACCTCTACTGCGGCAGGATGGAGCGAAGAACAGACGACACCGTGACAATCAAGGGCATGGATGGCAACGTAACCGTCCCGCTTGAGTATGTACTGACCGTTATCTATGGAATCTAGGAGGTCATCATGGCCAACAAGGGTATGCCAACCAAGAAGCGAACAACCAACAGGGAGGTTATGGAGAAGCTCTCTACCATCGAAGGGAAGGTGGAGGACATTGACCCTGACCGCCTCATGGGGGAGCAGGGAGAGATGCGTAGGCAGATCGAGGAGATCCAGCAGGCTCTCATCCGAGTGGTGAACCAGTGGGACTACCAACTTAACTACCACCGCAATGCACTGGCCGAGGTGATTGGTCGGGTTGACCTGATCACGGGAGCGATTGGAGAGTCGGTGCCGCCAGCCGAGGAACAGCCAGCCATCTTCCCTATGAAGGAGGAAGAAGAAGAAACGCCAGCCTCAGATGAAGAAGCCTCCCAGCCGCCTCCGTCTGAGTAGCTGGCCATGTGGTGTCCCGGCCTTGGGAGCTTTTGGTTGACTCCTTTTCCTTCCAGGGCTGGGCACCCTGTATTTTACCATGAGCTATAACCCAGATCACTACACGTATTCTGACATCCAGCCCTTCGATGTGGTGAAGGCGTGGAACCTGAACTTCTTTGAGGGGAACATTGCCAAGTACCTGTGCCGGGCAGGGAAGAAACCTGGGACTGAGAAGCTGACCGACTACAAGAAGATGCAGCGTTACCTTGAGGAGATGATCGATATGGAGGAGAAAAGATTATCTACGGATACGCAGTAAAGTTTGACGAGGATAGCCTCCGAGAACAGAAGGAGGAGATCGAGGCATACGCCAGCGAACTGGATGGGGAGTTCGGGGGTACGTTCGTGGACTTCGATCTCTGCAAATACTGGATGGACAGGCCAGCAGCACATGAGCTAGGGGTAGTGCTAAGGGGAGGGGATGAGGTGATTGTCACCGACTCAACGAATGCGTTTCGCAACTCGTTTGATTTCTCCAAGGCACTCAACTCCCTGACCTCAAGGATTGTCCTGCTCCACTGCATCAGGCCACCGATGAACCCTATGACAAAGAGCTACCCCTGGCTAGTGATGATGGTGCATAGCATAAGCAACATGACGCGCGATGCCATGAGGCGACACGGTATCAAGAGGCGACTGGAGAGGGAACGCAAACACCACTCGTCTAAGGACGGGGAGGTAGAGTAAAATGCAGTTGGTATTCCACTTCCGAAACCTGGTATCGGGGAATCGAATGAGCAAGAAGCGTGACGATAAGCACGACAAGCGTGGCGATAAGCAGGGCCACAAGATGGATAAGGCTGGCGCTAAGGAAGGAAAGATCCTGGCCAAAGCAGAATTAAGCAGGGCTAAGGCCGCCAAGCGGCGCGCCTTGCTGTACCTAATTCTAGCAGGACTAGGTGCATGGTTTTTGTTGAAGGGTGGATCAGGCAGCGGTATCATCGAGTCACTTAAATCTAAGATAGGAATGTGAAATGAATACTCTCATCGACAAAGTTAAGAGCATGTTGCCTGGGTTTGTGAAGCTGATTTTCTCCAAGCGTGCTGTGTCAGCAGCAGTGACAGCATTCTTCGTGACCCACGCTGAGGACTATGGCGTACCCACTGAATCGGCTATGGCCGTGGCAGGTATCGTCATCGCCCTCATTGTAGGCGATTCGATTAGACCAATTAACAAAGACAAATGAATCTTGCAGAACTAGATTGGGGAACAGTCAGCGCGACTGGTCTGCTGGGATGGTACTTGTGGTACAGCACCAAGGTGCTACTTCCTCGCCATGAGGATAGGATCATCAAGATGCAGGAAACCTGCGGCGATGAGCTTCGCAAGCAGCGTGACCACTATGAAACCCTGCTCACTGAGATGCAGGACAAGCACGAGGGCAGACACCGCGAGATCGTTTCCTCCCTGGAAAAGATCGCAATGAAACTAGATAAGTAATGTATGATGAATACAGACTGAAAGACCTGATGACCGTCAAGCAAGCAGCCCAGCAGAGAGGCGTTACCACTGGACGGATACGCCAGATGCTTCGGGCTGGTACGCTGGGGGGCGTGAAGGTTGGGGACGTGTGGCTCATGCCCAGGAAAGAAAACAATGCTGATCCTGACTCGGAAGGTTAAAGAAATCATCACAATCGGTGATGATATTCAGTTGCATGTGATGGAGATCCGAGATGACAGGGTGAAGATTGGCATCCAGGCACCGGACAATGTTGCTGTGCATCGCAAGGAGGTGGCAGATCAACTCGCTGCAAAACTCGTAGATGGGACTGATAGGGAATGAACTTGGCCTGCGGCCAGAGGAAGCGCGCCGTACCGGAGAGAAGGTGGTAGCACACCTGCTCCGGGGTAACTACGAGGCTGCGCACGTTGCCATCTCACGAGCAGAGTTTACCGTACAAGACAAACCGAACAGCGTGCTGGGAGATACACCGCTGGCACAGGCAGAGTTCTGCACCAGGACACTGAACCTGATGGAACGCCACGGCGTACTAACCTTCGGCCACTTGTCCAAGAAGATCGCAGACAAGGGTGAGGAATGGATACTGCGGGTTCCCGGCGGGGGAGATGGGACTCTCCGTGAGATACAGCGGATACTACACTATGAACTAATGCGGCGCAAACAGTAACGCACATGGAACGTGCCCGCCAGGGTATCCAGATGATGCGTTATCTGTTCAAATACTACGACCTGATTGAGGGCAGCCGAGCCCTCAAGCGGTGTGTGGTCTACTTCAAGGCAGGCCATACATACGTTTACATTTTCGAGCCGGAGACAGCACACCTGTGCATGGAGAAGGTCTTCGCTCATGGCATGGATGATAACCTCAACCTCACAATCGACGAGGCCGGGGCTATCGTAACACCTATGGAGGATATGATTGATGAAGGACATCATCGCAGGATGTAAGGATTACTTCGAGCGAGCAGAGATTTCAAACTCAATGCTGCAATCCTTCCGAGAGGGAGGCTCCTGGTCGTACTACCACAGGTACATCCTCAAAAGTATCGAGGAAAAGTACAGCAGCGATGCCCTCCGCATCGGCTCTGCAATGCACAACTATGTGGAGTACATGGCCGGAGGGGAGGCAGGCAACTCCGGTGACTATGTGGTTGTCCTCCCAGACTACCTTGATGGTGAGCCACTAAACCTCCGCAAGAAGGCACACCGGGAACTGGTGGCCGACTACAAGGAACTGGCAGGCGACACGCCATGTGTCACGCCAGAGGAGATGGCAGGGGTTACCAAGATGGTGGCCTCCATGTGGGCCAACCCAGCGGCGAAGGCCATTACTATGGCTGCCGGGCCAGACACCAGCGAGGTTGTCTGCGTCAATGAGATACGGGGGATGCCGGTCAAGGCGAAGGCAGACCTGATGCTCGATGACATTCTCGTGGACTACAAGACCACCCGTCACGCGACCAGGGAATCCTTCGCCAGGGATGCGGTGTGGAAGTACAAGTATCACCGACAAGCAGCACACTATCTGGACGTGTTCGAGGCAACACAGTTCATCATCATAGCGGTGAGGAACTTTGAGCCTTACGAGTCAATCGTGTACGAGGTTCCTAGCAGACTTATAGCCGAAGGGAGGGAGACAAACCACAAGACACTCGACGACATAAAAGATTGCAGCGACATGGATTCCTGGCATTCCCCAGGGTGGGGGGCCATTACTCATTTACTGGAGGACGAATAGCATGGAAAACAATATGAAAATCTGGGATAAGGTCTGCGTAACAGACCCGGAGATTACCAAGCGAGTCACCCAACGGGGCGGCTTCACGGCCATCGACGCACAGGCCCAACTCAAGCGGGCAACAGAAGTGTTCGGGCCTTATGGTACGGACTGGGGGCTTGCAGACCTGGACTACTACATGATCTACGACGGGGAAGGGAACATGGTGGAGGTCACCCTGACCGCCCGCTTCTTCTATCCCGGTGGAGAGTTCCCCATGTCCAACGACATGCGGTACAGGCCCGGTGATGAGTGCCGAAAGAAGCTGCTCACTGACCTGAGAAGCAAGTGCCTCTCTACCCTGGGCTTCAATAGCGATGTCTTTGAGGGGAAGTTTGACGACAATAGGTACGTCCAGAACCTCACCAACAACAAGGGGCTGGCTGAGAAGTACAGCCGGGCCGTTGCTGCTTTGCGAGAGGCGGAAAGCATCGAGCAGATTGATAAGATACGCACCCACTACAAGGAGATGGCGTTCGATAACACACAGATGCTTGATCTTGAGGTGGCCTTCAAGGTTGCCCAGGAACGCATCGACGAACGCGAGGCAATCCAACAGGAGTAAACACATGGAACCATACTTTGCCACGGATCGGCTAAAAATTTATCACGGTGACTGTCGTGACGTGCTGACCCAGCTACCCGATGAGTCAGTCCAGACTGTCGTTACATCTCCCCCCTACTACGGCCTGAGAGACTACCAAGTGGACGGGCAGATAGGGCTGGAGCAGACCCCGGATGAGTACGTGACCAGCATGGTCGAGGTATTCCGCGAGGTGCGGCGGGTACTGCGCGAGGACGGGACGCTCTGGCTGAACATGGGCGACTCGTATTGCGGAAGTCCGCGCGGCAATAAAAATGGCTGGGAAGGCAGCGGTCTACACGGGGTCGAGTCCGCTAAGTATCAAGAAACGCTCAATGCTGGGACGGCCAAGACGATAGATAAGACAAAGATTCCCGGCCTCAAACCCAAAGACCTCATCGGTATCCCGTGGCGTCTGGCCCTTGCCCTGCAAGCTGACGGCTGGTGGCTCAGGCAGGATATTATCTGGCATAAAAACAATCCGATGCCGGAGAGCGTGACAGACAGGTGTACCAAGGCGCATGAGTACATCTTCCTGATGACCAGGGCGGCTAAGTATTACTACGATGCCGAGGCAATCAAAGAGCCAGCAGAAGTCCGTCTAGATGCTGACGGTACGCGGCACAGGGGTAATGCGAGGGAATTGACCAAGGAGCAGACAGGGAGAACCGACGGGTTTACGCGGTGTCCTGAAAATTCAGGGAGAGATGGTACAAGGAACAAGCGATCAGTCTGGACAGTCAACACCGCGCCGTACAAGGGTGCCCACTTTGCCACATTCCCACCGAAGCTGATTGATCCGTGCATCAAGGCGGGTTGCCCGGAAGGGGGAACTGTGCTTGACCCTTTCCACGGCAGCGGCACGACCGGCCAGGTAGCACTAAACCATAGTTGCAACTACATTGGCATCGAGTTGAATGAGGATTATATCAAGTTGAGCTTGCAGCGATTCAAGCAGGGGAGGTTAAAATGGTAGTGGCTGGTGCCGTAGGAGATAAGTGTGGATGAAGTAAAAGCCTGCCCCTTCTGTGGAGGAGAGGCAGAGGTAGATGAGGGTGTGAATGGATACACCCTGGCCACCGTAACGTGCAAGAGGTGTGGAGCATTCATGCCCGGCAGCATTGTTACCGCTGCTATCCGGCAGTGGAATCGTAGAGAACCTGTAACCCA